AAATTAAGTGGGGTAAAATTGGTGGCACATTATCTAAAGGTTTGTTTATAGATTCTGATACTTTATTTTTAGAAATTCTTAGCCAACATATTGAGGAGTTCGAAATATCAGAAAGTTTTGAAAACGAAGCAATGCAAAGAGGTAAAGATTTAGAGCCTTTTGCGTTAGAATTTATTTCAGGATATACAAGCATCAAGTTTTTAAAAACTGGATGGCTCGAATGTGAAGAAAATTCTTTACTTGGTATTTCTCCAGATGGTATTTCTGAATGCGAAAAGTTTGCAACTGAAATTAAATGCCTTTCAAGAAAAGAACATACTAAGCTTTTAGTAGAAGATGAATTACCAAAAGACAAACTTTGTCAAATTATACATTATTTTACTGTAAACCCTAAGTTAGAAAAACTTTATTTTATTGCTTTTAGAACTGAAAATATAAAACCTTATATTAAAGAATTTACAAAGGAAAGCGTTATAGATTTAGGCTGGAAAACAAAAGTAGAAGTAAAACAATATGGGGTTAAAGGTCAAGAAATAAAACCAAAAACAGAAAGTGTTTCTAGTGTTAAAACTATTTCGGAATGGTCAAGGATAGCACTCGCAGAAGCTGAAAAATTACAAATAAAAATAACTGAAACAATAAACAAATTAAATTTTTAAACAATGGAAGTAATAGGTAAAATTAAAGTAATCAATCCAGAACAACAAGTATCTGCGAGTTTTAAAAAACGTGAATTAGTAGTAACAACAGACGAACAATATCCTCAACACATTTTGATTGAGTTTGCACAAGATAAAACAGATTTGTTAAACAATTATAATGTTGGAGAACAAGTAAAAGTGTCTATCAATTTAAGAGGAAGAGAATGGGTAAATCCACAAGGAGAAACTAAATTTTTTAACTCTATCCAAGGTTGGAGAATTGAAAAGCAAGAAGATAGTAATGCACCTATATTGGCTCCAGTTGTAGAAACTCAGCCAAACATAAGCAACAAACCTGTGGACGATTTACCTTTTTAGTAATAAATTAAACCGAATTATTTTATAGTTCGGTTTTTTTTATTATATTTGTAACTCAATTGGAGTGGTAACCAATTTAAAACTAAAAATATTTAATCCATAATCTGGAGGCGTTTACCACAATAGCCGAAGGATTATGGATTTTTAATTTAATAGTTTATTGGTATCTTAAAACCTTTATATTTTATGAGTAACTTTTTTTTAACATTTACAGACTTTTGGTTTAAAACACAAAAATCAACAATTACAAAAACAGAAATTGACGGAAAACAATTTATTAAAATTTGTTTTTATTCTGATTCTGTTGAAGCTGAAAATTTACATCATGTTTTTAATTTAGACAAAGCTACTGCAATTCGTTTTTCTAAAACACTTCGTACTGAAATAAATAAAATTACAGAAAGCGAAGTGTAGTTATGAAACCATACCCAGACCAACAAAAATCAATTAATGAAATTTTCACAGAGTTTCAAAATAAAGACCGTCTTTTGTTTCAGCTACCAACAGGTGGTGGGAAAACGGCTGTATTTTCTTTTATAGCTAAACGCTTCATAAAAGAATATCAAAAGAAAATTTTAGTATTAGCGCATCGTGAAGAACTAATTAATCAAACGCTAAATACGCTTCGAGATATTGGAGTATCTTGCGAAAGTGTTATTGCTTCAAAGAAATCATTAAAACACAATGCGAATGCTTATGTTGGGATGATTCAAACGCTAAAAAATCGATTAAAAAACAATCCTTTATTTGTTAAAGAAATTGGACTTATTATTATTGATGAAGCACATTTAGATTTACATAAAGAAGTATTCGAGTATTTTCCAACGGCAAAGATTTTAGCGGTTACAGCAACGCCTTCAAGTCTGAAAAAGATTAATTTCACACGTTGCCACCGCTGTAAAAAAGAATACGAAACAATAACCGAGTGTTGTAATTACGAAACTTACGAATATACTCGTAAATTTTCCTATTCTGAAATTTATGACCATATTATTTTAGGTCAATCGATTTCAGAGCTGATACTAAACGACAGATTAGTTAGAGATTTGAATTACCAAATAGGTGGATGCAATCGTTCTGAATTTTCAATAGATAGTAAAACAGGTGACTACGACACAAAGTCAACTGATGCGTATTTTAAGCAACCAAATGTTGTGAAAAATTACGAAGCTATTTGCAAAGGCGAAAAAACTATTGTGTTCAATTCAAGTACTTCAACTAATTTAGCTACATTTGAAAGTTTTATTGATGCTGGTTACGAAAATGTACGAATGTTAGATTCAGTAAATACAAAACAATCGGAACGAAAGCCAATTTTAAAATGGTTTAAAGAAACTCCAGACGCTATTTTATTAAATTGCGGGGTTTTAACCGCTGGATTTGACGAACCTACAATACAGGCTGTTATAATAAATCGTGCTACTTTGTCTCTTTCTTTATGGTTGCAAATGGTAGGGCGTGGAGGTCGTAAATGCGAAACAATTTACAAGCCACACTTCAAGGTTATTGATTTGGGCGGAAACATTGAAACTCACGGCAAATGGTCAGATGAAATAGATTGGGAGGGTGTTTTTTATTCATCAAATGAAAAGCCAAAGCCAAAACGTGAAGCACTCGACCAAACAAAGCAATGTACAAACTGTGGAATGATTTATGTAAAAAACGAAATTGCTTGCCCAAATTGCGACTACGAAGAACCAAAAAAAGAAAAAGCAATTACAGACGAAGTAGCTGTATTGGTAGATGAAATTCCATTACCAAATGGTAAAAAAATAGTAGATTATTGCACCCGAATTGGGAAAGACAAAAATTTTGCGTGGACTATTTTAATTAATCAAATACTAGATTTGTTTATTCGTCACGAAGTTACATTTGGAACATTTCTTCGTACCGAAAAAAACGGAAAATTTGAACAATCAATGCGTAATATTATAAAAGAACCATATTCAAGCATTCAAGGTTCTGAACTTGAAGGTACGAACCTAAGAACAAAGGCTTATATTATCAACAAAATAAAAACTAAACTCGAAAAATACTATGAGAAAAGAACTTGAAGCAAAGCACCAGCAAGATATAATTTTATTTATGAATAAAAATTATTTCAAAACTCACATAATTTTTTCAGTACCTAATGAAATACCATATCCTTTACAACCTAAAATAATGGTTCAGATACTATCTAAGCTACAGCAAAATGGACTTTTAAAAGGTGCATCCGATTTAGTTATACTTTGTCCTGACAAAAGATATATAACCGTAGAAGTAAAAACCTCAACAGGTTCACAAAGTCCTGAGCAAATTATATTTCAGAAACGTGTGGAATTAATAAAAGGCAATTATATTGTAGTGCGTAGTTTAGAAGATTTTATTAACAAAGTAGTACCGATATTATGAAATTAAAAGAAGCCGTAAGTAGATTGGGATTCACAATATCAAAATCTAACAGACCAAACGAAAAAGACATCGAAGCTTTTAACTGCATCGTTGAAATTTTAGAACAAACACAAACTAAAACCATTCAAGATAATTTACTATTTGCTAAATTATACGCTTACAATTTACAGGAATTTACAAGGCATTACAAATGTGTTGAAATAGCAACTCAAAAACTAAACGAATTGTTAGCCGAAAATATAGATTTTAGAATTGAATTTTTAACAGCTCAGATAAAACAATCTGAGTTGTGTAAAGTTATTACAGATGATTTTTTCGCAATAATTTCACCAACTAAAGCACGTGAAAAATTAAAAGAATTCCCAACACTCGAAAAAGAATTTGTTCATATTTGGGATTTTTGGACTACAGAAAATGTAACTTCTCACCTGGAAACAAACGTAAACTTATCAATTCAAAAATTTAAAAATCATGTTTGAAAAAATAAAAATAGACAAACCGCAAAAACTTGATTTTTCAAACGTTGAGAAATACAGAATAAGACCAACAGACCAGATACCAAAACCAGAAACCGTATTGCAAGTTGGTGGAAAAATTATATCCACACGAAAAAACATATTTGGAATTACAGGAAAAGCAAAAGTAGGTAAATCTTTTCTAATGGCTTTGATTAACGCTGCTGTACTAAAAAAAGGCGAAATGGGTATGCTGTCTTCTTATCTTCCAAAAGGTAAAGATAAAATTATTTACATAGATACTGAGCAATCAGATTATCATGTTGCTTTAGCTATTCAAAGGGTTAAAAAAATGGTAGAAGATTATAAAATAGACAATCTTTTAATGTATGCATTTGATGCGGTTAATACCGATATGCGTCGGGCGTACACAGAATATTTAATACAAAACACACAAGGCGTTGGGCTTGTTATTATCGATGGAATTGCTGACTTAGTGAAAACTATAAATGATGAAATAGTAGCTACCGAAATGTCGGACACGCTTCGTAAATGGGCAACTATTAACGATGTTGCTATAGGTTACGTATTACATCAAAACCCAAGCGACAGCAGTAAAATGCGTGGACACTTGGGTACTATTTTAATGAATAAGTCAGAAACCGTACTGCAAATATCTTCAAGCAAAGAAGATGATAGTATTAAGATAGTTGAAGCTTTACAAACCCGTAACGCCAAACCTGATAATTTTTCGTTCAGAATTAATGAAGGTATGCCCGAAATTATGGAACAATGCTACGAAGCCACAAAGGCTGGTCGTAAGGCACGAAAAACTTTTACCAATATAGAAAGATACAATATACTATTAGAGTGTTACAAAGGGCTTAAAAAGAGCCAAAATTTAGGGTATAGCGTATTAATCGAAAAGGTTCGTGAGAATTCAACTGATATGGGAGATAATGCAATAAAGGAATTTTTACGATATG